AAAGAAAAAAAGCCTATGAGCAAATGAAAACAGATGCCATAATAGGGCTTATCACTGTAGCCAAGGACATCAATGAGCGGCTTACGGAGTTCAAACAACATTCGTTTGAGACGATGGACACCCTCTATGATCTGCTAAAGGAGTACAGCGGACGGCGTGCAGGAGGAAAAGGAAACTTTAGTGTGGAGTTTGAGAATTTCAAGGTGGATTACAGCCGCCAAGGCAGAGGATCCTATGACGAACGTGCTACCGAGGCGGAGAAATACATCTTTGACTTCATAGAAGGGCGCTACTCAGGCGATGAAGGTACTAAGGAGTTTATTCTTTCCCTATTGGAACGCAAAAAGGGAGAACTTGACCCCGATAATATTCAGAAGCTCTACAAGTACGAGGATAAGTTTGCGGACCCAAACTTCTCCAAAGCATGCGAGCTATTCCGAGAAAGCTACCAATACAACCACTCCAAGGATTATATCCGCTTTTACGAAAAGGATAAGCACGGCAAGTGGCAGAATATACTCTTACAATTTTCAGCTGTTTAGGCAGTCGAAAATGCTCCTCTGCCCTTAACATGTCGCCAACAATAGAAGGACGCTTTTATGAGACCCCTTAAGGCGGAGGAGCTTCTTTTAAATAACCTTTAAAAACGATTTAAAATGAAAGAAAAACCAACACATTACTATTGCTATTGTACGGATAGAAATAAGCCTAAAAACAAGTTACAAGCCGAATTCTTAGCTCTCTTGGAGGAGCTAAATGGAGACCTGTACGAGGCGAATAGAGTAGATGTTTTGAAAACCTATATACTTGAAAGCGCTAAAGAAATTAATGAAAAGCACTCACGATGTACTCCTTTGCGTCTTTCCTTTGAAGATTATACTACCGAAAATTTCTATTTGGTGGGTTTTGAGGTGACTTTATTCCAACTAAAGGCGGCTTACTTAATAAACGCTTCTAATGTATAATAGGAGGGTAAATTAAATAACCTTTAAAAACGATTTAAAATGAAAGAAAAACCAACCCATTACTATTGTCTCTGTACAAATAATAGTAAGCCTAAAAATAAATCACAGGAAGAGTTTTTAACCTTTCTAAAAAGTATAGACATGTCGCTTTATGAGGCAGATAAAATAGAAGATTTGAAAGTATATATACTCGAAAAATCTGAGGAAATAAATAAAAAGCATAGGCGCTGTGCTCCTTTACGGATTTATTTTATAAGATATACGAATTATAGTCTTTACTTAGAAGGATTTGAGGCAGGAAGTCTACACTTAAGGGAGGCACACCTAATTGATGTAAAAAACGATTTAAAATGATTAGCACACGACAACTAAAAATCCTACAAAGCCTCTTAGTAAGGAGGTTTAATGATAGAGAAGCCCGCTTGGCATTTCTCTCCTCCCTTGTATGCAGGGAGCTGGGTTCAAGCAAGGAGCTGACAGAAGACGAAGCCTTTAAAGTGTTAGACTGGCTGGGATATAACTATAGTAATGAGGCATACTTTGACAGTCATAGCACGCAACACCTTAGCATACTGGCTAAGTGCCACGAACTGGGATGGGTACATGTGGATAGCCCAAGGATCACCGACCTTCAGCGATTAGGCAAGTGGCTACTTTCTAAAAAGTGTCCTGTACAAAAACCCCTCAAGGAAATGACGACTAAGGAAGTCAGTAAGGTAATAGGAGCATTAGAAAAGATAATTGAAAAACGATACTTGAAAACATCCCCCTCCCCCCTTCAAAGGGGGAATGAGTGCCCTCACAAGCACCAAGTATTACGCACGATAGGAGGGCATTGTACAGTAGAGATGACTGCTGTGTTTTGCCAAGATTGTGGGAGACAGCTCACTAAAACAAAAGTAGAAACCTAATGAGATTAAGAGTGTGGTATGGGCTTCGTAAGATTACAAAAAAAGCCGTAAAAAAGCCTGCTATTGTTATTGTCTATGAGAACTCTTGGTATTGGAAAAATGAGGATAGAATAAATCAAGCAATGAAAGTAATATATACTCGTTACCAAACAGAACAAGAGGCTTCCGATGCTCATAATAGCAGATATACCTATATTTATTATGAGTTATTTTTAGAGGATAAACACTTTAAAAAGTCTCCAGAACTCGCTATACAATACAATAGCTATTCAGACAGAAAGCAGGTCAGTGAAGAGGAAAGAGAACTTATCGCAAGTAAGATAAGAGCAGAGATATACAAGTTCTACAATATTCAGGAGCCTGATAGTGTGCCTATCAATAGCTGGCAATTAATCATTAACCATTAATCATTAAAAAATGACCTATATAGTAACCATACGCAGTTGTGCCGTTGTGCTAAAGCTGACCTATAAAGGAGGAAAGTTCCAAAAGATGGAAGTCAAAAAAGGCACATTGGAGGGCGAGCGCCTCAAGCAAATAGGGCTATTGGTTCCTCCCTTGGAAAACCTTATAGAGGAATGGCAAGGGACTTGGGGTGATAGAGTTACCTACCGAGAAGAAGAGGCGAACCCGCCGAGCTTATACGCCCTATTCTTGGATGAGTGGTTTGCTTTCTATAATAGATTGTTTGGGGTTGCCCCAAAATTTACAGGTGCAGACGGCAAAGCATTGAAACAAATTATCGCCTACCTAACAGGTAACTCTGCCGACGATGAGGAAGCCCTCGCCACTTGGCTCTACCTACTGCAACACTGGCAACAATTAGACGAGTTTCATCAGCGGAATACCGATTTAAAGTATATTAATTCCCAACTTAACAAGATTCTACAAAATGCAAAACGAGGTAATAGTAAGGCAAAATCAAGCGTTAGCAACGATTTCAAACAAAGAATTTTTAAGGGTTTATTCACCGAATAATTGCCTTATGCATAGCTCGTCACTCAAGGGAGTAAGTGACGCCTTGAGTAGGCAGACCCTCAGCCTGGTGCAAATCAAAAAAGGCAAAGGAGAGGTTTTTCTCAGAAGTTATATCAGTATGTGGCTTATCTACCTCAACGAGGTTTTGAACCTAAATAATCCCCTTACGGAGGCACAGATAGAGTTATGCGCCGAGCAGATCATGGCAGATTATCATCACCTGAAGATATCGGAGTTATCGCTTATCTTCAAGAGAATTGTATCAGGCGAGTGTGGCGAGCTGTATGAGCGTATCAGTATGCCTAAGATAATGAATATATTCCGACAGTATGACCAGGAGCGCACCGAGGTAGTTGTCACCCAAAACCAACAAGCCCACGAACAATTCCGCTACCAAGAGAATCGCACGGAGAGTTATGACGATGATCTGAACAGGCTTTGTAAAAAGATGAGGAAGTTTTGATGTGTCATTTTATATTCTTGATTGAACACCCGCTAAAATCCAATTTGGAAAATAAGCGGGTGTTTTTTAATTTTGCGGTCTAAAACCTATATTTATGCAAACCTATACCCTACAGCGAAAAGAACGACTAAAACAACGTAATGAGTGTGTGCGAAAGCTCTTTGAGAGCCTTAGTGGTCGTCACCCCCAATGGAGAGCGGAAGCTATTATAGCAGAAGTAGCTGCGCAGATGTATCTTTCCCCAAGGACTATAGAGGCTATTGTCTTCTATGAGGGAATCTATGCAGAAAAATAATTGAAAAAAGTTTTGGTAGTTTAAAAAATAGTTGTACTTTTGCAGTGCAATTCTGCGGATTTGCGATACCTTTGGGGCAATCATTTCTCATAATGATTGCCCCTTAGTGTTTTTAAAAGATACGCTCTAAAGTACCATTCCTCAATACCCACACTTCACTAATTATTTGCCCTGATTTTATACGCTCTTCGATTGTTCGTATAACAGAATCATAATCACAAGGGGTATAATCTATAACTACCTTATCAGACTGTTTTATACCTTTACCTAACATATGGGTAGCCTTTTTAAAGGCTTCTTTAAAGGAAAGCGTATTTGCATCGCCTAAAAATCCTTCGTGCTCATAGAACTTATTTCCTACTTTAAAGTCAGGACATTTACCCCAATAAGGGGTTCCTTGCAAATCGGCATAAAGTTGCTGATAAAGCTCATTTCGTAGGGGTGAATTAAATCTTGGTAGTATGATTGTTTCTTTTCCCTGCTTAGCGAAAAATTCGCAACAGTTATATACACGTTCATAGTCTGACCCCTTCGTATTTACAAGGTTAGAAATAATAATCTTTCCTCCATTAGGGTATTCTTTTATCACCTTTTCAATATAGTGTTCTCCGAGCTTTTCCAATCGTTTTTCCACTTGCTTTCCTACTTCCTTAACGACTTTTTCGCTCATTCCTTTGGCGTATGGTATCACGGGAAATATCTCACCCGAAAGCGCAGGGTTATTAGCAAAGGCTTCTTTTATGGGTACCTCTTCTGTACGTACTCCTTCTATTACTGGAGTAGCAGTAGGTTCTACATAGCAACGACAGCCCCAATCATTAGGAGGTAGGTGTGTTTGCCAAAAAGCATGCTCCACAGGTAGCGTAAGCCCATCCCAGGCGCGGTGTGTTTCACGAGTTCGCTCATCGTGTACCGCGTGATAAGTAAGGTTAGGGTATATGCGCTTATTGGCTATATACTCCTCGTATTTTTGTGCTGATAAGGCATTGGCTACTGTTTGGTTGTACTCGGTTTGTAGCCAACGCTTGTTGTAGAGCGTGTCGAGCTTTTCAGCTTCCTTTTTAAATTCATTCCAAGGGAGTACACGCCCGTCTTTGGTAAGGGCCTGCTCTATCTGCTGCTTGAAGCTCGTTTCTTTGAAAGCTGAGAAGGTAGCTATATTGTGCTTGAGGCTACTAACCAAATCAGGGTTTGTTTGTTCTATGTTGGGGCTATAGCCTACTTCTACCGCTTTAGAGAGGTGCTTATAATAATACCTCCATAGCTTTTCCGATAGGGGTTCGCTAACACCTCTTTCTTGGAAAACCATACGAATATACTCCTCAATAAGCCTACTCAAGTCATTGTCTTCCTTGCTGAGCTTTATAGGCTCATGCTCGGGGCAACAATTGGTGTGATAGTGTAACTTGAGTAGGCTTAGGCTTTTTTTGACTCACCCTCACTACTTCCTCCAAAGGTAGAGGTAGGCATACTTTCTATTTCTACCCCATAAGTACGCTCTATATAGTCTTGGGTAAGAATATAGCCACGCCCTAAGAGTACGCCGTCTATAGTGATTTGCTTGTTAGGGTCTGTGATTTTTTCTACGGCTATTTTGGCATTTTCGGGTATAGAGTAGCCAATGACACGCATAGCGGGCAAAAGTTGGTTATTGAGGAAAGCTAACATCTTCTTTTCGTCGGCATAGACTACCTCCTCTAAGGTGTTCTCGTGTACTGTGCCTTGTGCCTTGCTACTGCCGTTTTCAGTAGTCATTGTTTGGTGAAGTACGAGTTTGGAGAGTTCTTTGTCTAAGGCTTCAATTTTGCGGTAGAACACTTGGAAAGCATCAGCTTTGCTGTTCTCCTTAATATCTACTTCAGTGCCAATAGGAAAAACGCCATACGAAGCCGAACCCATTTCCTCCAACCACTGGGCAACTTCCTCTTTTACACTATCACTTTGCGAAGCGATTTTGGCAATACGGATAGGTATACCGAATAATTCTTCGAACTCGTCCCAACTGCCCCAGGAATGGCGCTTGAGGATTGCATAAGGGGTAGCCTTTTCGAGTAACCCCGAATGCTTGTAGAATTGTGCTACTAATACTACCTCTTGCACATCGCGTAGGTCTATGCCATTGGTAGCATCGTAGTCTTTTAAAAGTACGTGCTTTTCGGGGATTACCAAGCCCCTATCAATAAGCTCTACGGCTTTGATTTCGCCCTTGGTTACTTCTTTGAGCCATATAGGAGAATGCCCGTGATAGATGCTTTGATGAGCGAACTCGATCACGTCCTCAAACCATTGTTTATCCTTGATATACTCGGTTAGGGTGTCGTCCTTAATCTCATCGACAGCGATAATGTAGTCCTTATTGGTAGTTCTTAGGGTACGGTTTTCGGTGATACCAGTAAGGTGTCCGTCGAGGAGTACATCCTGGTATACCTCCTCCAATGGGTAAGTACGTGGGTAGTCCACACTATAGCGGGCATAACGTGCCGAGTGCCAATGGTTGAGTTCGGTACGCCATAGCCTGCGTTGTCTTTTGATGATATCCACCATCAGATTGGTTACCTGCTGAATGTTTTGGGTTGTATTTTTGCCCAAATGTACCTTCTTATTAAGTACATTACCACTAAGGGTGACACTCTTTTCTATACGTTGTTTATGGGATTGCTTTGCCATTATTTTAATTGATTGAATAAACGGTCTATTTCCTTTTTGATATTGTTGAATAAGGTTTTGGAGTCGCCTATAAATTGTCGCTTAGGCATACCTTTTAAGCCCTCGTTGTGTCTTAAGGCATACTCCTTATGAGTGTAGAAGGTAACCTGCATTTTCTCTACACGTGCCATAAATGAGTGTCGTAACTTGTTGCCTCCAGAGTTGTATCCTGTAAGGATAGCTCGCCCCTGGTTACGCTTGCCAAAGGGGGTAAGGGTGCCCTTTTTGCCTACCCTATCCGAGCGGTAACGAGTAAGGTCTCGTCCTCGTGTATCGGTAGTTTTGCGAGGTTGCCACTTCTGTAAGCCCTCATCATTAAACCCCTCATCTTGGAAGTTCTTTTGAATAAACTTGAGTCCTTCTGTTTTAAGTACAATAGGGATATCCTCTTTCACTAATCTTGCGAGGGCTTCGAGGTTTTTGCGGAGTTCTGTAAAGTTGTTGTTAGGCATAGTAGTTTGTTTTTGGTTGTCAGACTTATCGGAAGAGTCTGATAAGTCAGATAAGTCCGAAAAAAGATAATCGCCAGCGGGTGCTACCCGCACGCCTACCAGTGATTACGGTAGGTTTTGCGCCCTCCAAGCTTCATAAAAGGGGTGGGCGTATCAGGGGTGCCGTCGCCATCGGTATCTTTGAGACGCTTGGGTAGGGCGACTTCTATCTCGCCTTTGGCTATCTTTTCGAGCCACAGTATAGCCTCATCATAGCGGAGCTTTGCCACTTGGTTGAGGTTTTTAGTTCTCCTTATATAGATCTCGTGGATAACAATATCCTTGAGGTACTTCAGTAGTATCTTGCTGCGCTCGTCTCCCTCTTTGGCAAAAATAGCTTCGGTATCGTAATACTTATACAAGTAAGAAGCTATTAGGTCTATGCTTTCGGCAATGATTTCGGTTACTATCTGCTCATCGCCTTGGGTGATAAGGTCTATTACCTCCTTAGTGGCTACGGTTTTGAGTTCTTCTTTGGTTAAATACACGTTACTAATGATTAATTGTTAATGATTAAAGATTAATTGCTTGCGATTTGCAATCGTCTGCCTGTATAAGGGTAGGGAGTTTGCCTATAAATGCGGGTGGTGAAGGTTATGCGATAGCTCATAATGCCGTCATCACTTAGGCGGAGTTCCTCCTCACGCACCTGCTGCACGGGTTTGAACTGCTCGCCTTGTAGGAATTGTATGGTATCGGTGATTTTGTCCAAAATATCCAGTTCCATAAGTCCCTCTTCGGAGTCAGCAGTGCCTAAGTGTTGGTCTGTCCAGCCGTCTTTGCAATAGAAGTCAATATGAAACTCACACTCGCCCTCTTGTACGTGTTGGGTCATCGTCTCGTAGGCGATAGGCATTACCTGAATGAGACAAGCCGTCCATATTTCGGGGTATCCGTTTTCGGGGTTGTCAAACTGACCGCGTTGTAGGTCTATCAGCTCAATGCCTTCAATGGTGGCAAGAGCCCGTTTTACTTTTACAAATAGTTCTTTTCTTGGTGTCATCTTCTAAGTGAAAAGTGAATGTTATATTGTTCGTCTTTTGTGTTTGGCAATAAAAGGTCGCCCGCTTTGTAAAGGGTTTTCGGAATAGCCAAAATACTGTTGGGCAAGGGTAATGGCACGCTCTAAGGTATCGGGGGCGTCATCGTTTGAAGCCGTTCCTTTTTCAAAGGAAAGCACCTGCTTAATAAAAGCGTTGTAGTCACGT